CCTGTTTTTCCACCTATAGAGGCCCGGTCGGGCCCGGATTCGCCCGGAGGTGCCCCCCGTGGCTGCGATTTCAGCCCCGATTGGGGGCATTTGATGGCGTCTCGAGCTGATGGCAACGCCGCCAAGCGGGTCAAGGTCACCGGGCCGGCTCCGTGGGAGTCGTGGCCTGAGACGGATCGGGCCGAGCGGGCGATCCGTTGGATCGAGGAGTACTGCAAGCTGCCGAAGGGTTTCGGCGCTGGCGAGATGATCACGCTGGCTCCGTTCCAGCGGGATTGGCTGCACCAGGTGCTGGCGGACGGGGTTTCGTCGGCGGTGATGGCCCTTCCTCGGGGGAATGGCAAGTCGACGTTCTTGGCGTGTGTGGCGTTGTGGGCTCTGTTTGATCCGGATGCCGGTCAGGCGCCGCAGGTGCCGATCGTGGCGACCACGGTCAACCAGGCGATCCGCTCCTGTTACGGCGTGGCGTTGAACATGATCTCGGCCAGCTCGGTGCTGGCGGATCGGGTGACGATCTACTCGGGGACGGGTTCGCAGCGAGTCAAGTATCCCCGCAACAACGGCGAGATGTTTCCGATCGCGAACGATCCTGATGGCCTTCAGGGTTTGGATCCGTCGGTGGCGATCGCCGACGAGATCGGGTTCATGCCGGTCGAGTCGTGGGATTCGCTGCTGCTGGCGTCGGGGAAGCGGCCGCAGTCGCTGGTGGTGGGGATCGGCACTCCCGGTTTCGACAAGCATTCGGCCCTGTGGCATCTGCGGTCTCGGGCCCGGTCGGGGGAGTCGCTGCCGGGGTTCTTGTTCACGGAGTATGCGGCCGACGAGGGCTGCGACGTGTTGGACCGGGCCCAGTGGGCGGTGGCGAACCCGGCGCTCGCTCAGGGCTACATGAACGAGAACGCCCTGGAGACGGCGGTCGCCCTGTCGCCCGAAGCTCATTTCCGGATCTTCCGTTTGGGCCAGTGGATCGACGGTGTCGAATCGTGGCTGGGGGAGGATGGCCGCAACTTGTGGCGGTCGCTCGAGGATCCGTGGGCGATGGAACCGGGCGCGGAGACGTGGGTCGGCATCGACGTCGCGTTGAAGCACGATTCGACGGCGATTACTTGGTGTCAGAAGCGGCCTGACGGCCGGTTCCATGTGAAGTCGAAGATCTGGCAGCCGCAACCGGATGGCCGCCTCGATGTCACGGACGCGATGCAGTGGATCCGTGAGCTGGCGGCGATGTACCGGGTGATGTCGATCGCCTACGACCCCCGATTCTTTGATCTGCCGGCGCAGCAACTCCTCGACGAGGGTTACCCGGTGGTGGAGTTTCCGCAGAGCTTGGAGCGGATGACTCCGGCGATCGGCGCGTGTTACGAGGCGATCAAGCGTGGCGAGTTGAGCCACGACGGCGACCCCGAGTTCGAATCCCAGGTGTTGAACGCCGTGCCCAGATTCAACGAGCGGGGATTCACCCTGGCGAAAGCCAAGAGCAAGGGGAAGATCGACGCATGTATCGCTATGTGTCTGGCGTTGGCCGGCGCTTCGCAGCCGCCGCAGTCGCTGCAAGTCATTTCGTTGGCCGATCTGTGAGTGCGGTGTTGCAGCTCTGCGGGATTGCTGCGGTGGTGGTCGGCTGTTGGCTGATCTCCCCATGGTTGGGGTGGATCACCGGGGGGATGGGATTGATTCTGATCGGGGTCGCGCTCGAGATGAGAAGGACGCAGCCAGATGCTGGCGAGACTGTTTGAACGACGCGCGATTCGCGATCCCCTGTGGGCGTCGTGGGCGCGTGGCGACCAGTACTACGGGGCGCAGTCTTCGGCGGGCGTCCAGGTCAATGAGGCGTCGAGCCTGCAGCTGCTGAGTGTGTTCGCCTGCGTCCGAGTCATTTCGGATGCGATTTCGATGCTGCCGGTGGATACGTTCCGCCGTCAGGGCGGCGTGCAGGAGCTGCTGCCGAACCCCCGGTGGATCGACCAGCCGAACGTCGACACCGACCGGATCAGTTTCATTGCGCAGACGCTGGTCAGCCTGTTGCTGCGGGGGAATGGCTACTGGCTGGTGATCCGCAACGACCTGGGCAACATCATCGAGCTGTGGAACCTTCATCCGGATTGGGTGTCGGTCCGCCGGGTTCGGCACGCCCAGTCCACTCGCGAGTACCACCTGTTGGGTCAGCCGTTCGACGGGGAGATCGTCCAGATTCCGGCGGTGATGCTGCCGGGTGCGATCAAGGGTGTCGATCCGATCACCGCAGCTCGGGATGCGATCGGCCTTGGTCTGGCCGCACAGACGTTCGGCAGCAAGTTCTTCGCTCAGGGTGCGACTCCGAGCGGGGTGATCACGGCGCCGGGGATGGTGACGGTCGACCAGGCGAAAGAGCTGGCGGCTGGCTGGCGGGCCGCTCATGCGGGGATCGGCAAGGCGAACCTGCCGGCGATCCTGACTGGCGGCATGACCTATACGCCGGTGTCGATCACTCCGGAGCAAGCCCAGTTCCTCGAGTCGCGTCGCTACTCCGACGATCAGATCCACGAGCTGTTCGGCTTGTCGCACCCGTTCGAGCGGGGCGGCGGCGGCGTGAAGATGACGTACGCGAACACCGAAATGCTCGGCACCGATCTGGTGCGGTTCACGCTGATGCCGTGGGTCGCTCGCCTCGAGTCGGCGCTGGCTCGGCTCCTGCCCCGTCCCCAGTACGCGAAGTTCAACCTGGACGCGTTCCTGCGGGCCGATCTCAAGACCCGTTATGAGGCGTACGACCTGGGCCTGAAAGCCGGATTCTTGACGGTCGACGAGGTGCGCGAGCGGGAGAACATGAGCCCGATCGCCGACCCGGCTGTCGAACCCGACCCGACGCTTCCTGACGCCCCGTCAGGTGTGGTGTCGTCGCCGGCGCCGCCGTCGTTCCCCCAGAACCCGGGGAACACGGTCACGGTCGTCTGATGGCTGCGACGTTCCGACCCCCCCGGGGGGTGCGAGACGAAGCTGCTCGGGCGGTCGGCTGGATCGAGGACGGGCAGGCCGGTTCGGGGTTCACTGCGGTTGGCCGGGCCCGGGCCAGCCAGCTCGCGAACGGCCGGCCGGTCAGTCTGGACACGATCCGCCGTATCGCTTCGTATCTGGCTCGCCATGCGGGCGACCGGGACGGCGAGGGATGGCGTCCGGGCGAAGCGGGCTACCCGTCGCCGGGTCGGGTCGCTTGGGCCGCGTGGGGTGGCGATCCTGCCGTGTCGTGGACCAAGTCCGTTCTGCAATCTGTCGAAGACCGCGCACTGACCCAGAGGAGCACCATGCTCGCCGAAGAGCGCCGGTTCTACACCACCGAGTTCGAAGCCCGGAATGTCGGCAACGAGTTCCGCATCGCTGGGCATGCCGCCGTGTTCGAGCGGCACTCGCAGGATCTGGGCGGGTTCGTCGAGCGGGTCGCGCCGGGCGCGTTCGCAAAGACGATCCGTGAGGCTGACGTTCGCGCCTTGTTCAACCACGATCCGAACATGATCCTGGGCCGCTCCCGGGGCGGGATGGGCACGTTGCGTCTCGCCGAGGACCGTCAGGGCCTCTCCTACGAAGTGAGCTTGGATCGCCGCCAGTCGTATGCGAACGACCTGGCGATCGCCATCGAACGTGGCGACGTGACCCAGTCGTCGTTCGGGTTCCGCACCATTTCGGATTCGTGGAGCCGCACCGACAGCGGCTACCCGCTGCGGACCCTGACCGAAGTCAGTCTGAACAACGGCGACGTGTCGCCTGTGACCTACCCGGCGTACCTCGACGCTGATGTCGCCGCCCGTGCCCTCACCCATGTGTCCACCCGTATCGGGGTCAGCGCCGCTGACCTCCTCACGGCCCTGAGGGCCGGACAACTCCCCGGAGAGAACACCGTCATGCCTGCCACCGAGATCGTCGAGGCCCGAGACCTGGGCTACACCGTCATGTCGATCGCCGAGATCGCCAACGCTCTCGATGTCCTCCTCGACCAGTACGAGGCTTCGATGGCTGCCACGCCGATGGACGCCACGACCTGTGCTGGCCTGTACACCGCGATCGACAACCTCGTCGACGACCTGTGCATGATCGTCGGCGTGTCCGACCCGGACGAAGCCGCCGAGGAGATGGCCGACGCCGCCGCCGAAGCCGAGGGCGACGCCCTCGAGCTGCCTCAGGGCGCGGCGTACGCCAACCAGATGAACTCGCTCAAGTTGGAGCTGCTCGCCAAGCGGCACAGCCCCGCCTGAGCCTGTCTGCCTGACGATCGAGCCGCCTCACCGGCACTCGCCCGACGGCATCCCATCGCCGGCCGCCCAGAAGCACCGGCAACGAAAACCCACCCAGAACCTGTGCCCGGGTTCTCCGACTCCAATGGGAGACCCAATGTCCACCAAGGACTACCTGGGCAACCTTCGGGATGCCCGCAACCGGGCGTGGGGCGAGGCGCAGGAGCTCCTCGACCGCGCTACCGCTGAGAAGCGCACCTTCACCTCCGAGGAGGAGGCGAAGTGGACGGCCATCAACACCGACATCGACGCCAAGGACGAGCAGATTCGTTCGTTCCTCGACATCGAGCAGCGTGAGCGTGAGGCTGCCGTTGCCCGCGAGGCGTACGCCCCGATCCTGGGTGACGCTGCCCTCGAGGCCACGGACCGTCGTTCGGTCGACGAGGTCGCCAAGTTCCTCCGTGGCGAGACTCGTTCGCTCGACCTCGACTTCCGGAGCGTGGCTCGCGAGAAGCGTGCGATCCGTTCGGGGGCCGACGCCCGCGAGCTTCGTGACCTCGGCGAGGACACGACCACCGCTGGTGGCTACACCGTCCCGACCTCGTTCCTGCGGTCGCTGTACGACTACCTCGAGTTCTACTCGGGTGCCCGTCAGCTCGGCGTGCAGATCGTGACGACCTCGTCGGGTGAGCCGATCCAGATCCCGTCGGTGTCCGCTCACGGCACCGCCGCTCTGCGCGGCGAGGGCACGGCGCTCGGCGAGGCCGACGCCGCCTTCACCCAGGTGACGATGAACGCCTGGAAGTACGGCACCCTCGTCCAGGTCAGCACCGAGCTGCTCCAGGACACCGGCATCGACATCCTCGGCTTCATCGCCGAGGACACGGCCCGTGCGATCGCCCGTGCGACCGACACGGCCTACGTCACCGGGTCGGGGACCGGCCAGCCGAAGGGCATCATCTCGACGCAGGCGGTTGGTGCGACCGTGCAGACCGGCTCGACCGGTGTGCCGTCGTACGCCAACCTGGTCGACTTCGTGTACTCGGTCAACCCGACGGCCCGTCAGGCCGGCGCTCAGTGGTTCACCCTGGACCGCAACGTCGCCGCGATGCGGAAGATCGTCGACAACTACGGCCGGCCCCTGTGGGAGCCGAACGTGCAGGTCGGCGAGCCGGACCGCTTCCTGGGCTACCCGATCGTGCAGGACCCGAACGTCACTGCGTTCGGCACTGCCGGCGGCACCCACGCCGCGTTCGGCTACTTCCGTTCGTACATGATCCGTGACGTTGGGACGCTGCGCTTCGAGGCCAGCCCCGACTTCGCCTTCAGCTCGGACCTGATGACCTACCGGGCCATCATGCGGACCGACGGCAAGTGGATCAACGGGTCGAACGGGGAAGTCAAGTTCCTCAAGGCCCCGACCTCCTGACCTAGTCAGGGGTCAACTTCGACCCTCCCCCTGGGTCAGCCTGCCGTCGGGTTCCGGACTCGGTTCCGGTTCCGGGCCCGACGGCGGGCACGTTCGTGCCGCGCATTCCGATCGCGATTCCCCGCCAGGTTGGGCACGGCCTGGCGGGGATCGCGTGCCCCGATTGGAGCCCCATGCCTGCGTTTCGTGTGTTGATCGACGGAGATGGTTCTGCGGCGGCGCAGCTCGTCGCTGCGGTCACCGCCTGCGAGAAGTCTGGCCCGATCGTTTCGGTGCTTCGTGTCGACGATTCGTTTGTGATCGTCACCGAGAAGAAGCCTCGAGCTCAGGCCCGCAAGACCGGCCCCCAGGAGACTCGGTGAAGATCTGTTGGGCGTCGAACGCCCCCCAGGCTCCCACCGGGTACGGCCAGCAGACCGCCCAGATGCTGCCCCGTTTGCGCGACGCCGGCCACCAGGTGGCAGTCGCCTCGAACTTCGGGGTGCAGGGCGGCCCCCTCGAGTGGGACGGCTTCAGAATCTACCCGTGTGGTCGCGACTACTCGAACGACACCATTCCGCTGCACGCCATGCACTGGTTCGATCAGGATCCAGGCTGGCTGATCTTCCTGTACGACGCCTGGACGTTGCGGAACCCGCTGTATGCGGAGATGAACACGGCGGTGTGGGTACCGGTCGATCATCGGCCCGCTCCGCCGCTCGTCGTCGGCCACTTCAAGGATTACGGGTCGATCCCGATCGCGATGTCGCGGTTCGGGGAGGAGCAGCTGCGAGCCTCCGGGCTGGATCCGCTGTACGCCCCCCATGGGATCGACACCAGCATCTTCGTCGCCCACGACAAGGCCGAAGCGAAACGGGCGTTGGGTGTCCCCGACGACCGGTTCCTCGTCGGGATGATGTCGACGAACAACTCGTCGCAGCCGTCCCGCAAGGCGTACCCCGAAGCGTTCGCAGCGTTTTCGTTGTTCGCCCACGACAAGCCTGACGCGCTGCTGTACGTCCATGCCGAGAAAGCCGGCTTGCAGGGCGGCATGGAACTCGACATCTGCGCGCAGGGCCGGGGGATCCGCCCCGACCAGTTGGCGTTCGTCGACCAGTACCGGTACCGGGCGGGGGCGATCTCGCAGGCCGAACTGGCATGGATCTACAGCGCGTTCGACGTGCTGCTGTTCCCCTCGATGGGAGAGGGGTTCGGGATCCCGGCGATCGAGGCGCAGGCGTGCGGGACGCCGATCATCGTGTCGGACTATTCGGCGCAGACCGAACTGGTCTGCCCGGGCGCCGGCTACCTGGTCGCCGCCCAGCCGTACTGGGATTCTCCCCAGGCGTCGGATTTCTGTGTCCCGTCGATCGAAGACATTTACGACAGTCTGTGCCACGCCTACCAGAATCGCGACAAGCTCGCAGCGTCTGGTGCGGCCTGCCGTGACTTCGCCCTGGCGTACGACGCCGACACGGTCTTCACCGAATATTGGAAGCCGATCCTCGAGCAGCTTGAAGCCGAACTGCCGTCGGTCGAGCCGATCAAGGTCAGCCGATGAACATCACGGCGTGCATCTTGACGTTCAACCTGATCGCAAACCGGCGAGAAGACCTGTTCTGGGAGACGCATCACAGCCTGTCCGAGGCTGGGGTGACGGTCATCCCGGTCGACAACGGGTCGGGGGACGGCACCCACAAGATCGTCGAAGACCTCGGGGGATTCGTCTGGCAGGGGTGGAACACCACGTCTGGTCATGGGACGAACCTGTGCGCCCGAGTGGCGTTGGGCACGAATCCGGACCTGTGTGTCCTGTCCGACGACGACATGGTCTGGCATCCGGGGTGGCACGAAACGCTGGCCGCCTGGTGGGCAGAAGCTCCCGACGACCTGGTGTTGACCGGCTGTCATCTCGAGCCGTTCTTCCCGTGGAACGAACCGTACGCAAAGGTCACCTATGGCGGCACGACTGGTCTGATGCGCGCCTCGACGGGCGCAGCCTCCTGGTCGTTCCGGCCGGCCGACTGGCCGAAGATCGGCCCGGTCCCGCAGCAGATCCAAGGCCATGGCGACGTTCCGGCCTGTCAGAACGTGTGGGCTAACGGCGGCAGGATCGCCCAGATCGACCTTGCCACCCACATCGGGCAGGGCAAGTCGACGTGGGGGAACCGCACCGACGCCATGTACGGCTGGGATGTCGACCCAGTTCGCGAGCTGATCGCCCAGGGGGAAACGGTCCGATGAACGTCCTCGTCACCGGGGGTTCCGGCTTCATCGGAACTCACGTCGTGCACCGGCTCCTCGAGCGTGGTCATGTACCGGTCATTTTCGACCGGCACATCCGCAAGCCGCCACCGGGCTGCGAACTGATCCTGGGTGATGTGCGCGACCCGGTCGCTGTGACCGAAGCTGCCGCCCACGTCCACGGTGTCATTCACCTTGCTGCCGTGCTGGGCACCCAGGAGACGATCACCAACCCGCGGCCCGCCGCGGAAACGAACGTGATGGGTGCCCTCAACGTGTTCGAAGCGGTCGCCCAGTACGAGCTGCGAGCCGCATATGCGGCGGTCGGCAACCATTGGATGGACAACGGGTACTCCATCTCGAAGACCGCAGCCGAGCGGTTCGCGAAGATGTACAACGCCGAGCGAGGCACCCGCATCGGGATCGTCCGAGCGTTGAACGCCTATGGGCCCGGCCAGTCGGTCGCCGCCCCCTACGGGTACAGCAAGGTCCGCAAGATCATGCCGGCGTTCATCTGCCGGGCGTTGTGCGGCCATCCGATTGAGGTGTACGGCGACGGCAGCCAGATCATGGACATGGTTCACGTCGACGATGTCGCCGACATCTTCGTGCAGGCCATGGAGGTCGGACCGACTGACGGCTGGCCGATCTACGAAGCCGGTCCGGGCCGGGCGACGACCGTCCTCGAGATCGCCCACACGGTGCGCGACCTCGCCGCCGAAATCACGGGCAATGTGGTCGACATCGTGCATCTGCCGATGCGGCCCGGCGAGCCGCCCAGCTCTGAAGTGTTGGGGGATCCCAGCACCCTGGCGCCGCTGCTCGGCGAGACGTACGGGTTCGTCAGCCTCGAAGACGGGGTGCGCGAAACGGTCCGCTGGTTCCAAGCGAACCATGGCGTCACTTGGATGTATCAGCCCCGATGATTCCTCGGGTGGTGCATCGCATCTGGTTCGGTGACCGGCCGATGCGTCGCGAGCTCGTCGAGTTCGGACGGGCCTGGGAACGGCTGGGCTACGAGGTCCGCCTGTGGACCGAATCGAACCTGCCTGATCTGGTGAACCGTGAGGTGTACGACCAGATCGCTCTGAGAGGCGTCAACAGCGGCGGTGGCGACCCCACGCTGGGCGTGTGGGTCCAGAGGGCCGACATCGTCTCCTACGAGCTTCTGTGGCGTTACGGGGGGATCTACGCCAACACCGACATCGAACCCCGCCGGCCGATTCCTCTCGAGGGGGTGGTGGCGTTCGCCGGGTTCGAAGACGACACGTTTCTGTGCAACGCCCTGATGGGCTGCGTGCCCGACAACGATTTTTTCGCCCAGGTGATCGCCGAGATCCCCGGCCGGTACGCCCGCCATTGGGCATCGCCGATGAATTACACGACCGGCCCGCATCTGCTGACCGACGTGTGGAAACGGAACCCAGGGGGTCTGACGATCTTTCCTCGGGAGGCGTTCTACCCGGTGGGGTTTCACGCCGAACAGATGCGTTCCGAATGGGATGACCATCCGGGCAGCTTCTGTGTCCACCATTGGGGCCACACCCGCAGCCGATGGTCTGAAGAGCCATCCGACGAGTTTCTCGACGCCCGGTTCGGCTGATGCTGATCACGGTCATCACGCCCACGTTGCCGGAACGGACCGAGTTCCTCGCCGATCTCGCTGACGACCTGGCCGCTCAGACATTCATCGACTGGACGTGGTTCGTCCGACCCGACCTCGATGGGCGGGGGCCCGCTCCGATCCGAAACGAGCTGGCCGCCCAGTCGACTGGCGACTGGCTGGCATTCATCGACGACGACGACCGGGTGGATCCCAACCATCTCCAGGTGCTGTTCGACGCCGCCGGCGATGCCGACGTGATCTACACCCGGTGCCGCGTCGAGGGTCGCGACTGGCAGCCCGAACATGACTGCACTCACCGGTCGCTCGAGACGTTCAACACGATTCCGGTGACGACATTGGTGCGCCGCACCGCGTTCTTGACCGTTGGTGGATTCCCGCTGGGAGTTCACGAAGAAGACTGGCATTTGTGGCGGAACCTGCAAGCCGAAGGCGCGGTGTTCCGCTGCATCCACGAAACGACCTGGACGTACCGCTTCCACACGGTCGGCCGGGGGAACAGGACTTGGCATGGCTGACACTCTGGATGTGATCACGCTCGCCGAAGCGAAATCGGCGATCAACATCGCTTCGTCGGACACCAGCCAGGACACCGAACTGGGCGGCTACATCACTGCCGTGTCCCGCCGGCTCGACACTTTGTGCGGCCCGATCGTCAAGCGCACCATCTCCGGTGAGCAGCACATGGTGTCTCGCGACTTGTACATCGACGTGCGGTACCGGCCGATCTACTCGGTCGCCGCCGTCTACGAGTTCAGTGCGGACGGCACGTCGCTGCCGTTGAACAACGAATCGACAACGGTGAAGCCGCAGGACGGCTATCTGATCGACCCGAACACCCGGGAGCGGTACCGGATCTACCGGCGCAGCTCGGGTCTCATGTACCCGTTCCCCTACTACGGGATCGTGGAGGTGTCGTACGACGCCGGCCGGGCGACCGACACGGCGAGTGTCGACCCGGTCTTCAAGCAGGGTGCGGCCATCATGCTTTCGCAGCTGTGGCGGCGCGAGCAGGGCATCGGCACCAACAACTTCGGTCTGCCCGACCAGGGTGGTGCCATGGTTCCGACGTTCGCAGTGCCCCGAGCGGTCATCGAGCTGCTCGCCGAGTATCTGCGGCCTGCCGGCGTCGGCTGATGGCCGCCACGTCGCTCACGAACGCCAAGGCCGACCTGTACGGCCTGCTGGTGTCCAACACGACCACGGGCGCACCGGTGGCCGCTCTGACGGCTGTGGCACGGGTCTACGACCACGAGCCGCTGCCCGGCGATCTGTTCCGGCCAGTGTCGGTCACCATCACCAGCGCCGGGATGACTCCGAACGAGTTCCTCCTCGAGGTGCGGATCTACGCCACCGACGCTACGCAGCAGCTCACCCAGGCCCGGATGGATCTGGCCGTCGCCCAGGTCGACGCCCGGATCGGAAGCACCGCCGAGTTCGGACCGTCCGACTGGACGATCGCTTGGGTCAACGAAATCGGCGCCTGGGTGGCGTTGTGTCAGATCACCGCTGGCCGTCAGGACAACATGTGAGACTGTTGATGGTGCGTCCGGGCCCGAACTTCTCGGTGCAGGATGTCCACAACGGTTACGTCGACGCGTTCTCCCAACTGGGTGTCCACGTCGAAGAGTTCCAGCTCGACGACCGGCTCACGTTTTTCAGCCAGGCGATGCTGGAACGAGACGGCGAAATGCGCCGGGCTTTCGACCATGAGGCCGCCGTCCGGATGGCTGCCGCCGGCTTGAAAGAAGTCCTGTACGCTTTCTGGCCGCAGGTGGTGGTGATCACGTCCGGGTTTTTCATCCCTCCGGACTTTTATCCGCTGTTCCGTGATCGGGGCCACAAGCTCGTCGCCTTGTTCACGGAATCGCCCTACGAAGACGATCGGCAGCTGGAACGAGCCGGATTCTTCGACCTGGTGCTGATCAACGATCCGACGAACCTCGAGGCGTTCCGGCCGGTCAACCCGAACAGCCACTACCTGCCGCACTCGTACAACCCACTGGTGCATCGTCCGGGCCCGGCGCTTGCCGAACTGGCGTGCGACGTGGCGTTCGTGGGAACCGGCTACCCGTCCCGAGCCTCATGGTTCCGGAGAGTCGACTGGGAAGGCTTGGACGTGCGTCTGGGAGGCCATTGGGCCGCCTGGAAAGACGATCCGTGGTTCGCCGACCGGATGGTGCATCCGATCGACTGGTGCATGGACAACAGCGAAGCGGTCGACCTGTACCGCTCCTGCAAGGCCAGCCTGAACCTGTACCGCAAAGAGGCGTCGGAGTCGGCGACCGCTGACGGCTGGGCGTGCGGCCCCCGGGAGATCGAACTGGCCGCCACCGGCACGTTCTTTCTGCGGGAACCCCGAGGCGAATCGGACGACTTGTTCTGGATGTTGCCGACGATCGGCGATCCGGAGCAGGTCCGTCCCGAGCTCGACTGGTGGTTGGCGAACGACCGAGCCCGGGAACGAGCTGCTGACGGTGCCCGCCAGGCGATCGCCGACCGAACATTTGTGAATCACGCCAAAGGCATTCTGAGCCGTCTCGGCGTGTGACTTCTCGTAAACCGCCCCTGTGCCCGGGGGCTTTCCGCCACTATCCAGGAGGATTCCCGTGGCACGCATCCATGGCCGTAATGGCCGTCTGTACGTTGGGATCGCTTCGGGCGGTACTGCCGAGCCGGTCGCCTTCCTGAACAAGTGGTCGATGAACTTCTCGACCGACGACGTGGAGGTCACGTCGTTCGGCGACGCGAACAAGACGTACGTCGCCGGCCTGCCGGATGTCGACGGGTCGTTCGGCGGCTTCTACGACAACGCCACCGCCCAGACCCTCACCGCGGCGACCGACGGGGTGGCCCGCAAGTTCTACGCCTACCCGGACAACTCGTCGACCAGCCAATACTGGTTCGGGACGGCCATCTTCGACTTCGCCGTCTCTACCGGTGTCGGCGAGGCCGCGACGATCAGCGGCAACTTCAAGGCGTCCAGCGCCGTCACCAAGGTCGGCTGACCTCACCACAAGGAGCTTTCGTGCCCGAGCAAGTGTGGGCGGTCCGATACGCCGACCGGGAGACCCAGATTCGGGATCTTCCGGTCGGCGTCATCGCCGAAATCGCCAAGAAGAACGATCAGTCTTGGGTCATCGTCCAGGCGGCGCCGCTGCTCGACCTGTTCATCGCCAATGACGTGTTCGAAGCGATGTGCAACAAGTGGGGTGTCGATATCCCCGAGGACATGACCGCCCGAGAGCTCACCGGGTATTTCGTCCAGGTGGACGACGACCTGCCGGAAGTATTCGAGGACGGGATCCCTCAGTAGGGGGTCGGCCACTCGACGCGTGGATCGTGTTGTTGTGCCGGCCCCCTAACTCGTTTACTCCTCACCAGGTGCGGACCGAGTTCACCGCTCGAGACCTTCAACTGTTGAACGCTGCCGCACCGGAGTGATTATGAGTGTGATCAACGACGACTGGGTCAAGTTCGGCGGCAAGCTCGTCCGGCTGCAATCCGAGCTGGAGAAGATCCCGAACGAGGCGTTGAAAGACTCGGCGCTGTTCACCAAGAAGGCCGTCATGAGCATTCTGGGCCGGCCGAACGGCTCGCCTCTGGTGATGAAAGGCGTCGGGAAGAAAGGCAACCACAAGATCGGTGTGACGTTCGACATCAAGGGCCGAGGCGAAACTGCCACGGCTCTGATTCGCGCGTTCGGACAGTTTCACCTGATCGAGCGGGACACGAAGCCGCACACCATTCCCCGCACTCGGGGATCTCGCCGTACCCGCACGTCGTCGGGCCGGATCTCGGCCAAGCGGGTGGCGACCGATCGGACCTACTCGGGACGGCGGCTGCTCGTCATCGGCGGCCAGGTCGTCACGGGCCCGATCAACCATCCGGGCACCCGAGGCAAACACGCCTGGGAACGTGGGGTTGACGTGGCTCGCGGCTACACCAAGGCCCGTTTCGAATCGGGTCTTACTCGAGCTATGACAAAGGTCTTCTGATGGGTTTGACGGAACGGCTGGCAATCCTGGTCGACGCCAAGACTGGCGGTGCGATCACCGAGCTGAACAAGCTCAACGCCGAAGTCAACGCTGTAAACCGCACCCAGGTCGAAGCGACTGGTGCGACCGGGTTCCTCGAGAAGGGGCTGAACAAGCTCGGGATCGAGTCGAACAACGCCGGCGCGCTGCTCAAGGCCGGCGTCGCCGCTGGGGCTGCCACGGCCGGATATGCGGTCGTGGGTTTCGCCAAGGATGCGGTCAAAGCGTCGGTGGACTGGGCCGATTCGATCAGGACCGTGCAGCGGGCGACTGGTCAGACTGCCGAAGAGTCATCTCGTCTGACAGCGATCATGGACGACTACCAGATTCCGGTCGAGTCTGGCGCCAAGGCGTTTGCGCGTCTCGGCCGGTCGATCTACGACAACGGCGACGTTCTCAAGCAATACGGCGTCGAGGTTGCCCGCTCCAAAGACGGCAACGTCGATATGCAAAAGACGTTGGGCAACATTGCCGACGCCTACAACGGAATGCAGGATCCCGCTGCGAAAGCGTCGCTGGTCAATGATGCGTTCGGCAAGACTGGCCGGGATCTGATTCCGATTCTGGAACAGGGCCGCAAGGGCATCCAGGACATGTATGCGGCAGTGCCCGACAAGCAGATCTTCTCGCAGCAACAGTTGGACAACGCGCAGCAGTACAAGCTCGCGATGGACAACCTGAGCGACGTGATGATGGAAGTCAAGGTGACGATCGGCAATGCGTTGCTGCCGGCCTTGACCGATCTGGCGAACGCGGCGGCGACCGTGGGTCGTGCCGTTGCCAACGTGGATCACATCATCCCCGGGTTTTCGAGCAACCTGGTGAACTTGGCGTTGACGTTGAATCCAGTGACTGCCGGTCTTGTGATGTGGGGCAAGGCGCTGGGTGCAGCCAACGATCCCGGCAAGCAGTTCATGGAGTCGCTCGACGCGCAGTCTCGGCATCAGTTGCTGAACGCCAATGTGCAGTTCACGTCGATCGAGCAGATGAAGCAGTACATCCAGACTCTTCAGACGAAGAATGCGGACAAGCAGTACGAAATCCAGTTGGAGCAGCAAGCGAATCAGAAGATTCAAGACAGCATCGACCTGATCTACCGGCGGATCAACGCCAACCTGGGGGTCGAGGGGGCGCAGCTCAACGTCGCCAGCGCGATGGAACGCACCAACCAGGTTCTCTCCGACGGGAACAGCACCGAACTTGAACGCGCCCAGGCGGTGATGGGCAGCAAGACGGCGATCGAGAGCTACATCACGGCGATCAAGGAAGCTGCGGTCGCCAACGGTGACGCAAGCGGCGGAGTTCAGAAGCAGATCGACACGCTCAACTATCTGATGGGCACCCTCGCTCCCGATTCTCCGCTGCGCGCCTACTTGCAGCAGTACATCGACAGTCTGAACAGCATCCCGGGCTACAAGTCAACGCAGGTCGATCTGAGCTTCGTTGGTCGCTGGACTGACGACACAATGCCACCGCCTCCCGACTGGCCGGGCGGTGCTGACGGCGACCCCCTTACGCCGTATCCGATGGCGAAGGGCGGGATCGTGACCGGTCCGACCAATGCGTTGATTGGTGAGGCTGGCCCCGAGGCGGTCATTCCGCTGTCGGGACGGAACGGGTTGGGTACGACGATCAATCTGGTGTTGGACGGCGAGGTGATCAGCCGGGTGGTCCGTCAGGATCTGATTTCGATTGGCCGGGCGAATGGCTCGAGCCTTGGACAGTTCGCGTAGGAGCAGATTGTGGCTGACAACGTTTCGATCACTGCCGGTTCGGGCACGTCGGTTGCGTCGGACGACATTGGTGGCATCCAGTTCCAGCGGGTGAAGCTGACGGTCGGCCCGGATGGGACGAACACCGGCGACCTGGCGGGCCGTACGATCACGTCGAGCCTGGTGGCGACGGGCGCGACCGATGTCGCCGCCTACGTCGATCCCCGGGTGCAGCGGCAGATCCTGCCGATCAACCCGACAGTGTCGACGACGCCGGCGTACACGTCGGGTGACTGCCTCGGCGGGCTGCAGACCATTTCGAACGCCGCCCGATTCTCGGGTGGTGGGGGTGTCATCACGTCGGTGACGGTGCTGGACAAGTCGCCGTCGCAGCGCGCTGCGTTCGACATCTTCTTGTTCAACGGCAGCATTACGGCCACGACCGACAATGCGGCGTTCACCCCGACCGATGCCGACACGGCGAAATGCGTCGGTGTGATCTCGATCCTGTCCACGGATTACAACACGGCGTTCGTGTCCGCTGCGAACAGCGTCGCGTTCAAGCCGGACACGAAAACGAACACGTTGCCGCAGGCGATGGCTGTCCCGTACTACTGCTCTGGTAGCACGACGTTGTACGCGCAGCTGGTGGTGCGGGCCACGCCGACGTACACGTCGACGACCGACATCGTCGTGCAGCTCAACTGCGTCTTGGACTGATCCGATGCCGCTGCTGACGTTGCCGCAGGCAACCAGCGCACAGTCGACGTTCCCGACCGCATGGCGGGGCTCGGCCCTGTTTGCCGTCGAGTTTTCGCCGACGACTTCGCCGACGGCCGACCCGGTGTGGGTCGACATCACGTCGCGTGTCATGTCGGTGTCGATCCGGCGGGGCCGCCAACGCGACCTGGACCGCTTCGAAGCTGGTACTGCCGAGCTGATGCTCGACAACTCGGATCGGCTGTTCGACCCGTCCTATGACGCTGGCGTCTACTACGGAAACCTGTTGCCGATGCGGAAGTTCCGGATCCGCAGCCAGTACGGGGACGCCGAATACAAGCGGTTCGTGGGGTTCGCCGATTCGTTCGAGCAGATCTACGACGAGGGCAACCGGGCGGCGTTTTGCCGGGTGCGGTTGACTGATGCGTTCAAGTTGTTGAATCTGACGAAGCCGACGAGCCCGTGGGTGATGCAGGTTCAGTCCAAGTCGCAGTACTGGTCGGCGTGGTACCGGCTGTCCGAAGCCGAATCTGCGGTCGGATTGAAGGACTCGTCGGGTTACGGACGTGACGGCTCCTACGTGTCGACGCCGACGATGGCGCAGACCGGCCTGGTCGCCAACGACTCGAACACCTGTGTGCAGTTCGGAGCCGGGGCGTACGCCTACAGCGACAACGTTCCTAGCCCCGCCAACTATCTCCACGCCGAGTCGTGGTTCTCGTCGTCGAGCGCGACTGCACAGACAATCCTCGCCTACGGCAATCCGACGACCGGCAACGTCTTGGTGCAGATCGAGGTGACCGCCGGCGGCCAGCTGCGGTTCGTGTACGGCTTCGAGCGGTACAGCATCGTGTCCCGGTACACGACCACGGCCGGAACGTATCTTGATGGTGCGGCGCACCATGTGAGCATCTGGGCTCAGTTCGGCAATCAGGGGACGATCCTGACGATCGGCTATTCGGTCGACGGCAATGCGAACCCCTCGATCACCTACGACACAGCCGACATCACCACCTATCCGTCGTACGCTGGGCGCCTGTCGATCGGATCGTCGTTCGGAGCGTCGCAGAACCTGACCGGCAAAGTCGACGAGGTGCTGGTCGCTGTCGACGCCGACCCGTACCAGGTGTCGCCCGGCTATCTGGCCCCGTCGCAGTATGCGGCCGGTTCGAACCCGTATGCGGGCGATGCGACCGGCACGCGAGTCGGCCGAGTGTTGAACGCGATCGCCTGGCCGACTTCGGATCGTGACATCGATACGGGCAACTCGACGTTGCAGTCGGCGCTGTACTCGGGATCGGCGTTGGATCATCTTCAAGATGTGACGCTGACCGAACAAGGCCAGTTCTTCGTCGCTCGAGACGGCAAGATCCGTTTCCGGGCCCGCCGGTCGACGATCGGGGCGGCGTCATCGTTCACGTTCAAAGATGCGAACGACGGGTCGATGCTCTACCAGCAGGTCGCGTTGGCGTTGGACGACACGCTGATCCGAAACTCGGTGACTGCACAACGAACCGGTGGCGGCGAGGTGACGGTCGACGATTCCACGTCGATCGGCAAGTATCTGCCCCGGACGTACAGCCAGACCGGCCTGCTGTACCAGAACGACGCTCAGACCCGTGATTTCGCCGCGTGGATCATCAACCGGTACAAGGATCCCCAGGTGCGCGCCACTCAGGTGCAGCTGCGCCCCGAACGGAATCCGACGGTGATGTATCCCGAAGCGTTCGGGTTGGAGATCGGCGATCTCGTCACACTGGTCCGTACTCCGCAGGGGGTCGGGACGGCGATCACCCGTTCGTTGATCGTGGCCGGCATCTCGGAGCAGATCACGCCTGCGGACTATTCGATGACCGTCGATCTGTACGAGGCGGACACGTCGTCGTACTGGATTCTCGACGACGCGACGTATTCGGTGCTGGGTTCGACGACTCGTCTGGCGTTTTAGGAGTGCCCATGATTCGTGAAACTGCGTCGGGCGCATTTGTCGTCGACGCCGGACAGATCACATCGGTCGTGGTGGACCCCCAGGCGATGATCGTCACGGGGGGTTCCGGAGATCCGAACGATCCGGGCTATCCGGATGTGATCATCGACCAGCGGCGGGGTTATGGGCATCCCGACTTGGCATCCCCGAACGATCTCGAGGCGTTCTGGCAATCGACGTTGAGCCGCCGGGAACCCCCAGTGGAAATCGTCGATGATCCGACCGAAGTGGTCGCTTACATCAACGCCAGCCGATGGGTGGCGGACTGTGTGTGCGACGGGGGCGCGATGTTCTGCTGGGATCGCAACCCCCGGGCCTGTTGCTTGCTGTGTGGCCGCCGATTCTTCGTCCGGTGGGAACCGCCGGCGGTGCGAGCTGCGGTGATTCGTGAGCTGGCGGCCCGTCCGGAACCGAATCGGAACTGGGATCCCCGCCTGCGCGACGAGTTGGGCGGCCTGGTCGAAACACCTGAGTTTTTGCATCGTGAGAACGTGTTGATGGGAGTTGATTGTGGCGTATACCACCCCTGATCGAACGTGGGTGCCGGGCGAGGTTGCGACCGCCGCCTTCTTCAACACGTATCTGCGGGACAACATGAAGTGGTTGTCGACCGACAAGCCGATGGCGCGAGCGACCAACAGCGCCACGCAGAACATCCTTGTCTCCGGTTCGGTGACGGCCGTGACGTTCAACACGAACACGTTTGACAATGCGTTTATGCACAGCACGTCCAGTCTCACCGAACGATTCGTCGTGCCCGCAGGAGGCGCTGGTAAATACATCTCGGGCGGCTACGTGTCGTGGACGGCGTCCGCGTTGGGTTCGTATCGAGCATCGTTTGCTCAGGCAAACGCATCCGTGAACCTGGCAACTGCTCTCGCGCCCGTGGGTGCCGGCCACAACGGACAGTCTTCGTGCTGCGGGATCGCCAGCTACACCGCTGGCCAATACATGAACCTGGCGTGCGCTCAGGATTCCGGCGGTGCGCTCGCCACCCAGGCAGATCACAACGCTTGGGCCATCTGGGTGGGGATCTGATGAACGTGCAGTTCTTCACCGACCTGTTGGATCGAGCGGTCCGCACGTTCCTCCAGGCGTTCCTCGCCACCTTCTCCGTGGCGTTCGTCGCTCCCCAAAACGTCGTTGACATCACCGCATGGAAAGCCGCCGGAGTCGCCGCTCTCGTCGGCAGTCTCTCGGCAGCGATCTCCGCCGTCATGTCGATGCTCGCCAAGCACGTCGGGAATCCCAACACGGCAAGCCTCACCGAAACCGGCCCGGGTCCCGCCAACGACCTCGAGGCGGGCATCAAGCAGCCGGCCACCTGATGCCCGACGAATGGTTTCCGGCAGCAGTGCAAGATCCTGGAGCTGCCGCCGGCTGGGCGAAAGGCCGCACTCCGGTCCGGACTGTGATCTGCCATTTCACTGTTGGTCGTGATTCCACGGCGATCGGCCGCCGGGGATATTTCCATTGGCTGGTACGACGTAACGGCGAAATCGTCCAGTTCTGCGAAACGTCAGCCCTGTCGTGGCACGCTGGGAACGAGGGCAACCCGTTGGGCCCCGGTATCGAAGTCGAGTTCCTTCCCGGTGTCGACGACGACATATTCACTGATGAAGCGCGTGATGCGTGTGGCGCGCTGGTCCGCTGGCTGAACACCGAATGGGGTGTTGAACTCGTCTACTTCGATCCTGTTGATCGCATGACGTTGCCACTTCCCGACGGGTTCATCGCTCACCGGTCGCTGCCCAACCAGGATCACACCGACTGGTGGCCACGCGACGACTGGGACCGCATGACGGGCGTGGTGCCACCCCCGCCGATTCCCCCGATTCCCGACGATCTCGGAGCTGCGATGTCTGCCACCAGCCTCAACTACAACGGCCAGTTGACGACGTTCCGTGTCGACGCCAAAGGCCGCCTGATTGAGACCTGGTGGGCGGGCGACCGCTGGGCAACCCTGTTTCTCGCTGGCCCCGGCACGACGCCGATCGGCCGATCACACTGCTATTCGAAGGCCGTGTCGAATCTTGCTCCCGCAGTGACGCGCGACTGGTCGACCCCCGGACGACTCGACGTGTTCGCACAGACCACCGATGGCCGTCTCGTACACGCCTGGTATGTGCCAGGCAGTCCGTTCGAATCAGAACTGATCTGATCAACCTGTCGGTCTGAGCGCGACGCCCCCAGCGCGGCGGCGGTGTTGCGTGGGATAAAGCGCGCCCTGGTGGGGGGGCCGCGCCCTTTCGGAGTACCACCATGCCCGCAACGTTGCCGACCTGGCTTTCCGACACCGGTCAGGTGCTGCTGTTCCTGTCGACACTCTTCGCTGTTCTCGGCCTGGTCGGCGCATGGATCCGCCGGTCCATCGGCCGGATGATCGACGACAAGCTCGACCCGATCTACCGGCGTCTCGACGAACACATGTCGGAAGAAGACCAGTCGCTGAAGTTGATCGCTCACGCCCTGAAAGCCCTCAGCGAACACATTGATCCCTGAAACAGGAGGCCGCGCCTTGTTTCCCAGAATGTGCTGCTCCAACTGTGACGTGTACTGGCTTGATCTTGGCGACGACCCGTTCTGTTGGGTGTGTGGCCGGCACGGCTGGCGTACCGGCGAAACCGTCATGACAAGTCCCGGCGTTCACACATACCGTCACGATGCCGTCATGGCCGTCGTGGGGGGCGCATTCGTCCCGATCGAAACGGCGGCGGCACCGTGGTGAGCAAAGGGCTCGCCGCAGAGCTCGCCGCCATTTCGCATCTCCCGAAACGGGGGATGTGTGGCGTGTCGGCGTTGGGCTTCGAGATGCCTCCCGACGACTATGCGGCCTGCCTCGAGGCGATCGCCGACCGGAAGAAGCCGGCGGCGGCGATCACCCAGGTGTTGCGAGCGCACGGCTACCACATCGGCGACCAGGTGATTCAACGCCATCGACGGGGAGCGTGTTCATGCCGTTGAGCGACGACTTGGACAACATCGACGACGACGTGCAGCGGGCCCGGGCGGACAGCCTCGCCGACGAGATCGGCCGGCTCCGCAAGATCATCGCCGGGCAGCAAGCTCAGATCGACACGCTGGAACGTCTCGCCGACTATTCGGGGCGGGCCCTCACCGTGCCGAAATGGCTGTCTCGGAAGCCGAAGAAAGCCGACAAGGTTGCGACTCTCGTCACGATCCTCTCCGACTGCCATTTCGACGAGGTGGTGAACCCCGCCGAGATCGACGGGCGCAACGCCTACAACCGCCGCATCGCCGAGCTGCGCCTCGAACGGTATTTCACCGGTGTGATCCATCTCGCCCAGGACTACCTCACCGGCATGACCTACGACGGCGTCGTGCTGATGCTGGGTGGGGACCTCATCTCGGGCGACATCCACGAAGAACTGCAAGACACGAACGACGCCCAGACGCTCGACACCGTCCTGTTCTGGTCGGGACGGATCGCCGCGGGCATCGAACTGCTCGCCGACACCTACGGACGTGTCCATGTGCCCGTCGTCGTCGGCAACCACGGCAGACGGTCCCGTAAGCCCCGGGCGAAAGGCCGCGCTCGAGACAACTTCGACTGGATGATCGGCCAGCTCGTCGCCCGCCACTTCCACGCCGACCCCCGAGTCACATTTCAGATCCCCGACGGCACCGACGCCCTCGTCCGAATCCACGACACCACCCTGCTCCTCACCCACGGCGACCAGGTGTCGGGCGGCGGCGGCATCGGAGGAATCTGGCCGCCGATCATGCGAATGATCGCCAAGAAACGAACCCGCCACCAGTTCGACGCCGTGGTCATGGGCCACTGGCACCAACTGCTGATGGCCCCCAGCGCCGGCGTGATCGTAAACGGCAGCGTCAAAGGCGAAGACGAGTACTCGGCCGTCATGAACTTCGCCCCCGAACGGGCCCAGCAGGCCCTGTTCACCGTGGCTCCGGGCCGCGGCGTGACGTTTTCGGCTCCGGTGTTCTGCGACGACCGAGCGAAAGAAGGCTGGTGATCTGATGGACGACCTAGACCGTCCGGTCCCCGAGGGGATCGAAGCCCATGCGGCGCAGCTGCGCCAGACCGCCTACCTGTGCGGCACGTTCTGGCGCGCCCTCCTCGACGCCGGGATCCCCGCCCATCTGGCCGACGACCTGGTCCGCACCTGGTTCGACGACACCGCCGACATCGAAGCGTCGATCCTCGACATCGAAGATGACTGACGCCGGGGGAGCGGCGCGCGGCCGGGGGGCGCGCCTCACCGACGAGCGCGGCAAGCGGTACGGGCATCCCCAGGAGAACTTCGCTCGGATCGCCGGGATCTGGCAGGTGATCTTCGGGATCGACGTGACGCCCGAGCAGGTCGGTCTGGCGATGCTGGGCGTGAAACTTGCCCGCTTGGTCGAAACGCCCGACGATCCGGATTCGTTGGCGGACCTGGCCGGCTACGCCGCCACCCTCGAGCTGCTCGCCGGACGGCAACCCACTGTGTGACTCCAGTATGCTCTCAGACGGCCCAGAAGGGCCCTAGAAGCGATTCGGTACGTATGGGGAGGCTATGACGCCTAAACCCCGGATCGGAGGCTTCTGGGGCCTGCCAGCCGTAATGCCGGTTTCACGCGCTTGACATTCCCGGTTTCGGCCCCGCCTCGAGCGGGGTCGTTTTCCGTTTTCGGATCCATTCGTTGTCCATTCCACGGGATGGAATCAGAGTCGGCTTAGGCGGCGGATAGTTATCACCAAACGCCGGAATCCCGTCACTGGAGGCCAATCGTGGAACCTAGCGATAACTCGGAAAACTGTCTCTGTCGTTCTGCAAAACCCTGGACGCGGGTTCAATTCCCGCCACCGCCTCTCCAAAAGCCCTTGTAGTTGGCTGGTAATCGGGCTTCCGGTGTGGCAGGCTCTCCATACCGCTCCCCGGATCCAGCCTGGATCCATCCTCTGGGACGGTGTGCCCGCCGCCGCAGATTGGAGCCCCGTGATTCGTCGTCGTGGCAGCAGTTGGATCGTCCAGGTGTATCTGGGGCCCGATCCGCTGACCGGACGGAAGCGTTTCAAGTCCCGCAGCGTCCCCGCCGGTAAAGAAACGAAGCCGCCGAAAGCCGTCCGGGACCTCGAGATCAAGATGAAGGCCCAGGTGATGCGGGGCGAGCTCCAGCCGTCGGCGACCACCGTCGGCGAGCTGATGGCTCTCGAACTGGAGTTCGGCAAGGGCTCCTGGTCGCCGTGGACGTACGCCGGCTACGAGTCCAAGGCCCGCCTGTACATCGTCCCGGCGCTCGGTTCCGTGCGGTTGAACAAGTTGACCGTGGCGAAGATCGACCAGCTGTACCGAGATCTCGAGGCGCGGGGGTTGTCTCCTCAGACGATCCGGCACGTTCACGTCGTTCTTCGCAAGTCGCTGGATCGGGCCCGCCGGTGGGGATGGATCGTGGCGAACCCGGCGGCGGATGCGACCCTGCCGAAAGTGGTGACGAAACCGATCCGTCCGCCGTCGCTGGACGAAGTCGCCCAGTTGGTCGAAGCTGCCGGCGACGACCTGGCCGACGCCATCGTCTTGGCCCAGCACACCGGAGCCCGCCGGGGTGAGCTCTGCGGCCTGCGCTGGTCCGACATCGACCTTGACCTCGACCCGGCCCGACTGGTCATCCGGAGGTCGATCGTCGATCGCACCGCCGACAACATCGTCGTGAAGGGCACGAAGACCAACAAGTCCCGAGCGGTCCTGCTCGGCCCGACCGTCGCCGACCGCCTGCGGACCCGCCGGGCGCGCATGGAAGACATCGCCGCCACGTTCGGCACCCAGCTGGTGGACGACGCCTACGTCCTGTCTGAATCGGTCGACGGCTCCGAACCCCTGAAACCCAATCTGATCACCGGGCGGTTCACGAACCTGACGAAACGGTTGGGCATCCACACCCGATTCCACGATCTGCGCCACGCCAACGCCACGGCGCTGCTCCAGGCCGGCATCCCGGTGAACGATGTTGCCCAACGGCTGGGACATGCCAGCGTCCGCATGACCTTGGACGTGTACGGCCACGCCTCCGAGAACGTGGCGGCCGCCTGGGTGTTCGAGCCACAGAATCGACCCGATTAGGCAACAAATGCACATCTCGCCTGAAACCGGTTGACGGGGGGGGGGGGGGGGT